GAAAAACTAAAAAAGTTCGAGTGAGAATATAATATGAAAATGTGGATGGTCGATATAAATAACAGTACATGAGCAAAGACACAACAGTACGGCCATTGAGTTCATTCTACAGCACCAATCTCAACCCGACCGTAAATTCATACGACAAGTTGGCGACACGCATCGCATACACCCTGGGTTACCCTCAGGTCAACATTGAAGCACATCAAAATCAAGTGTATGAAAACATCAGCATCGCGATCGAGATGTTCAGCAAGTTCGCCGGTTACACAGAAGAACTACTAACATTCAACTCTCGATTGTACGAACCAGGCAAAGGCATACGCATGGATGTGTTGTTCACAATAACCGAGCAGATGAAATCTGCCAACATCGAGGCTCCTGATGCTCCAGTGGAGCTGGACACAGACCTGTACTACTCTGGTATAGCTGCGGCTGACAACACAACTGACACAAACAGCGAACCATTGAGCTCCAACTCTAGAGGCTGGGACACGCTCATGAGCGACTACAGGAAAGTTATTGATGTGTTCGCTTTTGAAGAGGGCAGCTCGAGTGGCATCAACACATTGTTCACTCTGGAGCAGACACTTGCTCAACAAACATATTTCAGTTATGCATTAGGTAAATATGGATTCGATTTGATCAGCTGGACCACCATGAAGAACTGGTTGGACATGAGAAGAAAACTGCTGTCTCAAGACTATTATTATCGATTCGATGACAGAAATCAAAAATTATTCTTGACGCCCGAGCCAGGAGGAGGCGTCAGAAGAACGCATTTTTACGGCATAGTAGGAGCATATGTGGAGAGACCAGTGCATGAATTGGTTTCAGAACCATGGGTGTATCAGTATGCATTAGCCTTGACAAAAATCATAATCGGTAGAATCAGAGGCAAGTACAGTGGCACCAATCTGTTTGGTGGTGGAGCTCCAAATTATAGTGAGCTGCTGAGCGAGGGTAATGCCGAGAAAGACAAACTCGAGACCGCACTATATGAAGGTGTGCCAGGCTTTGGCGACGGTCAACCTCCTCTGTTTTTCATAGGATGAGCGACATGGACTACATATACAAAATCAACGTCACACGAGTGATAGATGGTGACACTGTTGATGCAGTTGTTGATCTTGGATTTGACACGTTTGTTAACAAGAGAATAAGATTGTATGGTATTGATGCTCCGGAGACTAGAACCAGAGACAAGCAAGAGAAAAAGAGAGGCTTCGCTTCTAAAGAACGCTTGTCTCAGATAATAGATGAGCAACAAGGTGTGTTGTATTTGAAATCGATGGACAAAGGAAAATATGGCAGGTGCATCGGCGTGTTGTTCGAGGGTAACTTTGATGACGAGAGCATCAATGACATGCTGGTCAACGAAGGTCATGCTGATCCGTATGATGAATGAACAAGAAACCATACAAAAAATATAAAAAATTCCGACAAGGCATCTACAACCCTGTCAATCGAGACAAATACACCGGCAAAGGTTACCCCAGATATCTTAGCAGTTGGGAACTGAAGTTTTTCAAATGGTGTGATCGCAACCCACGTGTGGTTTCATGGGCTAGTGAGAATGTATGCCTACCATACATATCACCTGTTGATGGCAGAATGCACAGATATTATGTGGACAACACGGTGCACATCAAAGAAGGAAACAAGGTGGTCAAATATCTAATAGAAATAAAACCTTCAAAACAGACCCGACCACCGGCCGGACATGGCAACAAAAAACGATCGACAATCATACACGAGAATGTGACATGGCAAGTGAATCAAGCGAAATGGACCGCAGCCAAGTGTTGGTGTGACAAGAACGGTTATATTTTTCAAATTGTAACAGAGAAAGAATTTACACAGTTTCGTAAATAAAACATGGAAATCTCTAGATCTGCAATAAGTAATTAGATATGCACGCCAATTTATTAGTAGAAACAGCTGACCCTCGTGATTTTGAGTATATAATTGAAGAGAAATCCAGCAAGGGAGACACAAATGTTTACATAACCGGACCATATGCAATGGCTGGAGATGAGAATAAAAACGGCAGAGTGTACTGTCCAGAGGAGATGAAGAAAGAGGTTGACAGATACACTAAATCTATGATAGAGACCAAGCGCGCTTTGGGAGAACTTAACCATCCTACTAGTGCTGATGTGGATCTGGAACGAGCATGTCACCGAGTTGTGTCTTTGGTACAAGACAACAACAACCCCAACGTGTACATGGGCAAGTCTAAAGTGTTGAGCACACCAACTGGAATGATAGTTCAATCACTAATAAAAGATGGGTGCAGCGTGGGCATGAGCACAAGATCATTAGGAAAGTTGATAAATGAAGAAGGAACCGGTGTGAACAAGGTGAAAGACATGAGACTTGTGGCGGTGGATTGTGTTGCTGATCCAAGTTTTGGAGAGGCTTTTGTCAATGGTATTCTGGAGAACAAACAATTCATACTGGACAATTACGGCCAATATGTTGAGGCATATGAAAATTTTGAGCGTGGCATATCAACACTACCCAAAAATGATGTTGACAGTTACATACGAAATAACATCGTCGAGTTCATAAATAATTTAAAAGGTAAATACAAAGCATGAAGAAAAACAGCACAAACAACCAATCCAAACAGCTAATTTCTAGATTTATACACAGTTTAGGCGAGAAAAATTACGCTGAAGCCAATAAATGTTTAAAGAAAACAATAGAAAATAAGCTTTCTAGCAGAATTAGCGACCATAAAAACATAAATATATTTAGAAATGAGTGACAATCCTATAACAGACCAACTTAAGAAAGTTGCATCAGATGTTTTGAGTGAAGAAACACTCGACACAATTGAGCAAACATTTAATGAATCAGTCAACAACAAGGCTGAAGAACTAGCTCAATTGCGAGTCGAGAAAGCTTTAGTGGAGCAAGATGAAGAACATTCCATCAAGCTTGAGAAGCTACTTGAGGCCATTGACACAGACCACACTCACAAGTTGAAGAGAATGGTAGAAGCAATTGACAAAAGCCATGCACAGAAACTGATAGCATTGGTGGAAAAATTTAGAGGTGAGATTGATGGAGACGCCAAATTGTTCAAAGAGAGCCTGGTTGACAACATCAGCAATTATATCGATTTGTACATCGAGAACACCATTCCTGCAGAAGACATACAAGAAGCAGTGAAAAACAAACACGCCATGACGGTGTTGAGCTCGTTGAGACAATCATTGTCAATTGACAACGCCATGAGCAACACACAAGTCAGAGAGGCTGTTATTGACGGCAAAAGACAATTAGATGAGGCGGCCGATCAAGTCACACAACTCAAAGAGCAAAACGCGTTGTTGAAAGAACAGACTGACAAGAAAGACGCCAAACTGACGTTGGAGCATCTGTCTGAAGGACTACCAGCTGTAAAGAAAAGACACATCGAGAAGATGTTCGCTGGAAAGTCTACAGAGTTCATAAAAGAAAATTTTCAATACACTCTTGACATGTTTGACAAGTCAGAGACTGAAAAGATAACCAATTTAAAAGCCGATGCCACAGCTGGTAAGAGAATAGCTGACCGACCAGTCACTAGTCCCAAGCAGGTTGTTCAAGAAAGTGTAGAATCACAGATCGAACAATCCACACCTGGCAACAAGCAAGACGCTGGCTTGTTCAACAACTACATGGGAGAGTTGGGCAAGTGGTAAACAATTTTGTTGAGGCCTCAAGGGCCTGAGTAAGTATAAGGAAAACATTAAGATATGTCACAGGTAAAACCCGCACAATCATACATCGATCAAGAACGCGCAGGTGTTCTTTTGGAAAAATGGGCTCCAGTATTGGACTATAGTTCTGACAATGTCAAAGCTATCTCTGATGATCACTCTCGCTTGAACACCGCGATCCTCTTGGAAAACCAAGAGACATGGTGCTTGAAAGAGAATTCATACGGATCCGCCTTAGGTGGTGGAAGTTCATTTGGACAACTTGGTGGTCAGTCAACTGCAGGTGGTGGAGATCACTACGCGTCAGGAGACAATCGCCTACCCAAGATTCTGATCCCGATGATTCGTCGTACATTCCCTGAACTTATCACTAATGAGATTGTT